ACTTTCTTTTTCACAAATGGTTCAGATTATTCGGAGGTTGGCGATGAAGCTCGAGGAAACAATCAAGAACTGGCTTGAAACGGTTGAACTTAGTCTTGAACTGCAAGTGCTTGCAGGGCTTTCCCTCAAGCTGGCTCATGAGTTCGACCTCAACCCTCACACCAGCACTGCTGCCGAGCTGAGAAAGACAGTTCTCGAGATCCAGAGACAGTTAGCGGCTTCTCAGCAAGACTTTGACCCAATCGCTGAGCTTTTGACTAGGTGATGCTCCAGCTTCCGACTACCTACACCGCTCCGCTCTCTGATGACTTCCCTACCGATGGAGAAAGAGTTGCCGAGCTAGTTCGAGTCGCTTGGAAGTCTCCGGAGAATCCAGAGGGCATCGAATTGGACGAGTGGCAAAAGTGGCTGCTCAATCATGTTCTCGAGCGTTACCCCGAGGGTCATGAGTTAGCCGGTCAGCTCCGCTATCGCCAGGTTGTTATCTCGATGGGCAGACAGAACGGAAAGTCACTGCTGGGCGGAATCCTCGGAGTCTATGGACTGCTGATGCACCAAAGGTCAGGAGCTCAGGTTCTTTCTCTCGCCAGCTCGATAGACCAAGCTCGAATTATTTACAACCGAGTCCTCTTTGTCATCCAGAACAACCCTCACCTAAACAAGCGGTTCAAGAAAGCCTCTGAGTCTCGAGGCATCGTGACTGCTGACGGCTCAGGTCGCTACGATGTCAAGCCAGCGAAAGAGGGAGCACTCCAGGGAATCCCAATCAGCCTTTGTCTCTTTGACGAGCTTCACTTAGCCAAACAAGGCATGTGGGGAGCTGCAGTTCTTGGAACAGCACAGAGGCGTGACGGCATGGTAATCGGAATCACTACAGCCGGAGACCAGAACTCAGAGACACTAATAGATCTCTACAAAACCGGAGCAAAGGCAGTAGCGGGAGACCCAGAGCTCGAGCGGTTTGGGTTCTTTGTTTGGGAAGCACCTCAACACGCAAAGGTCGATGATGTCGAAGCCTTGAAGCAAGCCAACCCCTCAATCGCTGCAGGTCGAATCCCAATCGCTGAAGTCCTGAGCGACATGAAAACTCTGCCTGAGCATGAAGCTAGACGCTACCGGCTAAACCAGTTCATCAGCGGAACTGTTCAGTCTTGGATTCCCGGCGATGTCTTTAGGAAAGCCGGAGAGAAGTCTCAAGCCCCTCAGCAGGGTGGAGTCTTTGCAGTTGACATAACTAAGAACTGGGAACACGCCACTATTGCCTATGCCAACAACCTCGAGGATGTCCACTACTCCGAGCTTGTCCAAACCTTTGTCAATACTAACGAGGTGCAGCTTTTCAATCGCCTAGTCAATCTTTACGAGACCTACGCTCCCAGGGCTATCGCTCTCGATGATCGAGCTCTGCCTGGACTCGGTAAGCGACTTAAGATGGCTGGCATCCCGACTTACCAGCTTTGGACTAAAGAAATCTCGGCAGCCTGTTCAGTTGTCTTTGCTCTGCTGAGCACCGGTAAAGGCAAGCACAACAATGACCCACTCCTTATCAGTCAATCTCCTAACGGCGTTGCTAAATACTCCGGCGAGACTTGGCTAATTAGTCGCAAAGAATCGACTGGTGAAATTGACGCTCTCATGGCAACAGTCATGGCTCTTTATGTTTCGACACGAGCGGAAAACACGACTATTGGTGTATTCTAGTTAGCACTCGAGTAATTAGGAATCTAACCCTATGGCTTCACTTTGGCAACGCCTGTTCTCCCCCGAGGTTGAGACAAGAGCCAAGCAGCCTGTTATCCCAAGCAGACAAGCTGCCATCGTAACTCCAGACACAGCCCTAACCCTCACAGCGGTCTATCGAGCTGTTCAAATCATCGCCACTCCAATCAGCAAAATGCCAATCAACACTTACCGCTTTGCAACTGGAGTAGAGCTCAGAGTTGAAAACCCAGTCTTGGTCAACAAGCCTGACATCAACTCCAACCGCCGAGACTTCATCTTCCAGACTGTCGTTAGCTTGGCTCTTGAAGGCAACGCTTTCTGGCTAAAGAATTATGGATCTAGCGGAAATGTCAACAACCTGACTTTGCTTCCAGCATCAGCAGTTGCAGTTCGCTATAAAGACCCCCTAGACATAACTAAGGGAATTGTCTTTGACTACTTGGGCAAGACTTATACCTCGAGAGACATCGAGCACCTCAAGCTCTTTAGCAAGACCGGAAACCTCCGAGGCATCGCTCCCATTGAGGCAGCTCGAGCTGATGTTTCTGCAGCACTCGATCTCCGAGACTATGCAAAGAACTGGTTCACCCAGGCAGGAGTTCCAACCGGAGTTCTCAAGACTTCTCAGTCGCTCAACGCCGAGCAAGCTGAGGCAGTTACAGCCAACTGGCACAACAAGCAACAAAACCGCCAGATTGCGGTATTAGGAAACGGCTTTGATTACCAGCAGGTTGCACTATCTCCTCGAGAGGCTTTGTTCACTGACATTGTCGAGCAGAATATTGTCTCAATCGCTCGCCTGTTTGGAATCCCAGCTCGCTTGCTCATTACGACTGTCCCAGGTGGCTCAGACACTTACACCAACCTGCAGGACGAAAACCAGGTCTTTTATCGCCATACGCTCATGGCTTATACAGATGCAATCACTGACGCTCTGAGCAACTGCCTCCCAAGAGGCACAAGAGTTGAGTTTGACTACCAGCACCTATTCCGAGCTGATGTCACAACTCGCTACAACTACTACGCAACAGGAATCGCCTCTGGCTTCTTGACTGTTGACGAGGTTAGAGAGAAAGAGGGGCTAAATGCCTGAAATGGAAATTAGACACTTTGAGGCTCGAGCTGATGTTGAAGAGAGAACTATCATCGGCTTGGCAGTGCCTTATGGTGAGGAAGCAGACCTCGGCGGAGGCGTGAGAGAGCGTTTTGAAGCTGGGGCAATCGAATCTGTCCAGGATGTCAAGCTGTTCTACGGACACGAAGATCCAATCGGCAAAGTGCTCGAGGGCAAAGACACCGAAGCTGGCTTTGAAATTCGAGCAAAGGTCTCCGAGACTCCAAAGGGCGATGAAGTCCTAACTCTTATGAGAGACGGAGTTCTGAACAAGTTTTCTGTCGGGTTCTTCCCGTTGGAGTCCGAGCGTGATGGCTCGGTCATTATTCGCAAGAAAGTAGACCTAAGAGAGGTCAGCGTTGTTGCGATCCCTGCTTTCGCAGGAGCAAACATAACCGAGGTTCGCAGCGAGCAGGTTCAACCTGAACTTGAAGCTCAGCCTCTCGAACAAGAAAGAAAATCTATGTCTGAAAACATGGAACTTGAAGTTCGCTCTGTGCAGGACGAGGTCGCAGAATTGCGTCGCGTCGTTGAGGCAGGGCTAACTCCAGCAACTCCAGCAGTAGTCGGTGGCGAGATTCGCTCTCAAGGCGAGCTTGCAAAGGCTCTAATCAAGGGTGACGAGGATGCAAAGGCTCTAGTCCGCACAGCATCAACCTCGGCTGACGCTGCAATCCTGCCTCCGTTCATCGGATACCTAGACACACTAATCAACACCAACCGCCCAACCCTCTCGGCTTTCAGCCGAGCAGGACTACCAGCCAGCGGTCTACAGGTTGAGTATGTTCAGATTGACAGCAACACTCTTGCAGTTGACGAGCAAGCTTCTGAGAACACCGCTCTTGAATACGGCAACATCAGCTTTGAAGTCAAGACTGTTGATGTCAAGACTTACGGTGGATACACCGACTTCTCTCGCCAGTATGTCGAGCGAGCAACTATCGACACTCTAAACCAGGTATTCCAGGGCTTGACAATCGCTTACGCTAACGCAACCAACAAGGTTGTTGTTGACGCTCTTGAGGCTGTTGACTACACCGGACGAGCTTTCGATGCTCACACTGACGCTTCTGGCGTTGCAGAGGGTATTGCTAAGGGATCAGCAAAAATCTTTGAGCTGACTGGTCTCCGTCCAAATGTTATCCTCGCCGGAGTTGACGCTTATGTTAACCTGGTCACTCTTGGAGCAACCGATGGTCGACTAAACTTCTCAACCGTTGGTGACAACTTCAACATGGTAGGAAACGCAAATATCCCAGGACTGTCTGGCTCAATCTTTGGTCTACCGATTATTGTTGACCCTCAGCTAAACGATGCAAGCTGCTTCCTGGCTAACTCCTCCGCTATTACTAGCTGGGAGTCTGCAGGTGCACCTGTTCGCCTATCTGCTGCTGACATCACC